AAGTTGTGGATGTTGTGCCTGTACCGCCGTTGGCGATCGGCAGTGTGCCGGTGACACCAGTAGAAAGAGGTAAGCCTGTGGCGTTGGTCAGTGTGGCGCTAGATGGCGTACCAAGCGCAGGGGTCACAAGCGTAGGGCTGCTAGACAACACTACTGAGCCCGAACCTGTAGAAGTAGTTGTGCCTGTGCCACCAGATGCGACTGGCAGTGCAGTGCCAAGAGTCAGGCTTGCGAGATAGTCGATTTGATTGCCAACGTCTGTAGCGTTGTTGTACACCACCGTGCGTTTGCCCGACGGCACGGCCACACCTGTTTGGCCAGAGACTTTCACAGTGACTGTGTAGCTGCTGCCGTTGATAATCAGGTAGGGCTTTTGGATCGCTGGAACGTTGATAGTACCGGCAGCAGAAACAGCACCGGCTGCAATATTCAGACATAACGCACGTGCATTTTGAGCTGCGTTTGTATTGCTCAATGATAGTGTTGCAACGTTAGCTGTGAAATCGCCAGAGGTCAGGGTAGCCATGCCAACAATAGCCTGCTCAATCGCAGTACCAACGTTGGTATTTGTAGTTACACCCCAAGAGCCCGACTGCTCGCCCGTAGCAATTAGCTCAAATTTTAGATTGGAATATGTGCTTGACATGTTTAATTCCTTTGGAATTACTGGTTGTTTATATTGGCCCGCGACGGGCTTCTCGGTGGTATCAGTAAGCGTCTAACCATGCGACTACGCATTTGTAATATTGACCCAATTTGCGTCTGAAGGTGTAACAATTATGAGCCACCCAGTTACTGCTGTATTCTGCGACATTACAACGTTTTCTGCAATGCTGGCACCGTAGTTTGATTGGGTGCCGTAGCTTTCTGCTGTAGCGTTATTTTCGACGACCATAAAGTGAAAGCCGCTGACAATCGTTTCTGCATCAGCTGATGTAAGCGCCTCTGTGATCGCATCGGTAAAGATTTGATTAATTTCCTCAACACTAGCAACACTAACCGCTTCTGCAATAGAGTCTGCAAATTGCGCTGAAATACTTGAGGTGTCACCCGAAATCAAAGCTGCTACGACCGTCGCGGCAAATTGAGCCGCAATACTTTCTATACCGCTTAGATTTGAATTCTCAGAAATCGACTGTAGATAGTTTGACTGCTGCGTCGATGCATCGTCTACATTGTCGATTGACTCGGACAGCGCTTCCAACAAAGCAAAGTACGTAGCAAACGCATCCGCCATGCTTGAATCTTCTGCTACTGAAGCCGCAAACCCTGCTTGGATTTCAGCGCTATCCGAGAGGGTAGAGCCTTCTGTAATCGACTGTGGAAACTCTGCCGTTACTGTACTAGGGTCATCAACACCAGAGTTTTCGTAGACCAACGCAAAGTAATCCCCCGCCGTTGCATCAATATCATCCAATACAGCGTACTCGGCAATGCTTTGCAAGAATTCGGAGGTTTGTGTGGTGGATTCAGCAAGGCCAATGTTTTCGACAAGAGACAATGCGTAGACCGCTCCCGCTGTTGAAGCAAACGGGGCTTGGGCAAAACTTGAGAGTCCAAACACATTGCCTCCTTACCGGAACCTAGGGCCGTTAAACCACATCGTAGCCGAGTAGCGAACTCCCGACGTCACAGGTATAACCCTATGCTCAAGAATTGATGGGAATGCAATCATTGTCCCCTTCTTCAAAGGCGCTGTGTAGTCGCTGTACAAACGCACTTGAAACTCACCTGCTTCAAACTCGTCGTTGAGCAAACAGACGACGGTAATCTTACGCTCGGTCGGCGTGCCAGACAACGTAAAAGTATCCGTGTGCCATGCGTAGTGCTGCTCTGGACCGTACTCAGCAAACTGAACGTTCTCACGCCCAGTGATGTGGTAGTCCCATTTACAGACCTTATTGGCTTCCAAAGCAAACTGCTCAAACTTGTCGCCAAGCCAGTAATCTTCACCGCCAAAGCGAACGTTGGTGTTGCGAGAAAGCAGGTTCTTCTCTGTTCCATCCATGCCCATGGTGGCATCGCGCACCTCGATGCCAGACAGCTCTGCAATGATTTGATTGCAAGTGTCGCCGTCGATTTCAGCTGTGTACCAAAGGGGAAGATGTGCCATGTGTTATTTAGTTGCGTTAATGGTTGCGTGGGATTCTTCACGGTTAAGTTCCATGAGCCCGTAGCATACTAAATTCCAGTCATCACTGGTGGATTCTTTTTCGCTAAATGATTGCACGTTAACAGTAAACCGCTTTACGATGTACTCTTGTTCATTTTCAAACACGCGCCACACATGATCGGCAGTGCCCCTGCCGGGTTGCCCACGAGATTTGTTAAAACGAATCCGGTACTTGTTCATACAACAATCGGCCCCGCTGGGCGCTCAAGTGGCTTCACAGACACATTAAAGTGGATGAACTTTACGGAATCACTGGAGGCATTTCGAGTGAACGAGTGGGGGAGCCATGAGTTTGAAAAGACCACCAATCCCGGCTCAGGTTTAATGTACAAAGAGTTGTTGGCCTCTTTTACCTGCGTCTGATCTTTGATAGGCAAACTTGCTTGAACTTTACCGGGCCTAGGATCATGTAGCTCAACCATACAACCGCTCTCAGGCGCATTCAAAAAGTAAAAACCAGATAACACCACGCCGTGTGGATGAACGTGCTGCTCCATACCAGAGTACTTGAAGTGCTCCTGCGCCCACAACTCGCTGACATAAGCACCAAGGCCATCCATGTTGTAGCCTTGGTTGTCAAGAATTGCCCAGCCCGATTCAGCAATAAACTGTTCAAACGCTCTTGTACGTTCCGCCCCAATCATGCTGCCAGACATAACGGAAGGGTATGTCTCGTTCATTGGCATAGCCTTTTTTGCGGCCTGCAGCAATTCATCAGACACAGCGTTTACATCGCCTAAAAAATCAGGCTTTTTGATGGTGTAAATCATTGACGCAAAGTACCCAGCGGGGGCAAGAACGGCTTGTGGTTGTGTCATTTGAAGTTACTTGGTTGCTATAGTGCGGCTCCAATGATACGCGTACCATGGGAGTTTAGTCCAGAAAAATTACGGGGGACGGCTCCAACAAAGGTGTCAAAAATTCCCAAATGCTGCAGCTGGTCTATCCACATTTCCGCATACCACGCACCGTACTCGTTTTTGTCCACTATCCACTTTGGCTTGTGTCGAATTTTTTCAACAAGCTCTCTAAACCTTGAAGTTTGCGCAGCTTTTTCCAGATGTCTGGCTGCTCGCTCATTTGCATGATCCCAGAATGGCGTGTTGAACTTTGACTTAGCAATGTAATGCGTCATGATCATGGTTTCAATCTCAAACAAATGATTTGTATACCATTGGTTTGCAATTTCTGGAGGCATAGATTCATGAGCGCGACTCCACCCATATGAATTCATATTTGTTGCAAATGACAAAGACGTCGCCTCAAGCGGCTCCAAAAAGAACGAAGCATTTCCGTTGTAATACCCGCGATCATGAAAATTTTGCTTGCGTCGGTAATTTCCAAAAGATAGCGACAGCGTTTGGTCGGATGGTGTCAACTTAAACTGGTCAAAAATGTTTTTAACATCTTCTTTAACTTCTTGCAATGTGTTGATGTCTTTGTTGTAAAGATATCCAATTGCACATCGGTTTTGCAAAGGTATGCCAAAAACCCAACCATATGGACGGCCTATGGTCAGCGAGTGCAGGAACTGCGGGGAATCCCAAGGACACTGCGTCACGTACACGGCGTTTACGGGGATGCTCTCCGATTTGTGAAACGCGTCACCAAAATCTTTTGGGGTTCCCGTGCAGTCGACAATGTAGTCGGCTTCAACGTCGTCATGGCTGGATATGGTTTTGTCAGTGATCTTAATGCTGCCAGACAATTTGTCTCGCATCCAATCATGCAGCTTGGTAGCGGTCATGTGAATACCGCTCTGCCCAAGAGAAAACGGATTAATAAATCGCGCCCCGTTTCCCCAGCCCTCTTTTATAATACCGAGTTTTACTGTACCACCGACGGCTTCCAAATCGGAATAGCTGAACTTAAATAAGGTATCAAGAGCGGCGGGGACAACACGAGTCGTCCCTTCGCCTACAGTGACGGGGGCAATATCCGGGCTAATGATCCACTCGATCTCCTCACCCCTTGACCAGCGATTCCAATGCCCAGCCGTTAATCCACCAACTGTGCCCCCACCAATAATCGCAATTTTCATTCAGTGACTCACTTAGCGTCTTGCAGCACGGTCGAGGCTTCAAGTCCCGCAGCTTTTTGCCAGTAGTCAGAAGAGACGATTCCAAACGGGCTGTTGTCGCCACTGTAAATATCGGTCACGTCGCCATCAATGTCGCGCAATGCGAACACGCAGTACCACATCACATTGTCAGTTACTGCAGTAAACTTGTGTGAGTATTCTTTTTTAATGACGATAAAAGTTGGGGCAGTAAATTCTTTTGGCGCAAAACCTTCAACTTCGACGCGAACAGTGCCGGACGTTAATAAGCTGACGTGATCAAACTTATGGTAGTGACCTTGAGCCGTGTCCCCGGCTGTTTCAAACAGGTTTTGGCGAACCCAAATATTTCCAAAATAACCGAGTTGTGTTGATGCAAGACTCATGGCAGTACCTCAATTGCTGTGGGGTTTTCAATTGCTTTGACTTTTGGCTTCTTCGACTGGATAGCGGCAAGTTTTTCCGCAAGTGATAGCGGTTTTTCAACCTCGTCACCACTTTCGTTAGTCCATACCTCCGAGCCGTCTTCGCGAATCTCAACGGTTGAGTAAATTGTATTGTGAAAATACGGCAGTGCGAAATCCACCATCCTCTGCCAGAACAATGAAATAGCCTCTTCTTGGCTTTCAACCCGTGTGTTGTCGCCTGTCTTTGGATCGTGAACAGAATAACGTACAGTCATATTTTTCCTTTACCTACGAGATTGCTCCCCAGCGGGTCCCTGTTACCAACCAAGTTACCGTGTAGCCGTTTAGCGCAACAGCCTTACCGCCGGCACCGGCAGGTTGTGGAGGCCATGGATACTGACCATATGTCCCCCCACCAGAAGCCCCCCAACCACCACCACCGCCACCAAGATAGCCATCTCCGCCTACGTTGTTGGTTTCGCCTCCGGTGGAATATTGGGAATCGCCTCCCGCTGAGTTTGGATTTGGGTATGGCCCTGCTCCCGCTAAATAGCCGCCGCTGGATGACCCCAAAAAGTAACCATTAGACGCGCCAAAAATTCCGTCTGGGTATTCTACGTATAAATAAGTTCCAACCTGCCCATAAGTAGTGCCAGAAGTATAAACTGCCGAAGTAGATGCCTCTAAACCATTCCATCCGGGACCTCCGCCAGCACCGCCGCCGCCCTTACCATAGTACCCATCGTAATTAGGAGCCCAATAACCACTACCGTTGTCGTATATATTAGCCGCCGCCCCGCCACCACCACCGCCGCCAGCAATGGTCCCGTTATTTTCAATGGTGCAATTTGTACCAAGACTTATAGCAGGGCTACCATCATAAGCAGCATTAGAAGTATAGCTCGCATCTGGTGGGTAACCAAAAGTGTACGCGCCTTGCCCGCCACCACCAGTAATAAAACCATTGTTTACAAGCTTAATACCACCGGGCCACGAGCCGTTGATAGTAATCGCAGGGCTTCTCAAGGCAATACCAATGTCAGATACTTGACTATAAATATAAACGCCAGAGTCGATGGTTATGGTAGCGGCTTCTGAGCCATCCCACCCGTTTGCCAAAGCCCAAGTCCTTAAATTAAACGGGCTGGCTTGAGTTGAAGCAATAGAGCTAGTAATTGTTGCTGAAAACCCAGCTGGTGCTGGAGTTGCTTTGCCAATAAAAAGCTGAAGCGCGCCGCTCATGTCAACCCTACACCAGAAATAATCCACGTAGTACTAGCAATTTTTAACGCCGTAGCAGTGCCGTACTGTGCAAGACTGCGTGAACCTGTTGAGCCGGTACCTGCCAAATACATCGTATCCGAGGTAATGGCAATCGTAACAACCTGAGAACTCATGTTGGCAAAAGAAAGCGCTGTTCCAATCGGGTATGCAACGGAACCGTTTGCTGGGATGGTAAAAGTTCTGGCATTGGCGTCAGATCCCGGGTGGTAGATGTGTTTTCCGGAGTCGTCAAGTGTCAACGTGTAGTTTGTACTTTGACTGTTCTGAGGAATATTCAAATAGCCAATATTTTGACTCGCGTCGCCACCCATAAGAGCGTTGCTCTGCGTAAATTCTTTCGTAGAAGGGTTGTAAAACAAACCCCTGACACTGCAAGTAGGCGCAGTGCTACGGATCGACGCAATATGGGTTTGACCAACCCCAGTAGCGTTTACGCACTTGCCGATAGCAATTGAACATGCTGGTTGGTTACAATTACCAGCGTTGTAACCGATAGCAATTGCATTTGCACCTTGGCAGCATCGCCCAGCAGCAGCGCCAACAGCAACAGCTCGGGTACTTTGGCTATAATTTCCAGATAGCGAACCAACAGCCACCGAGCAAGCTTGTTGGCAATATCTACCTGCAGTTGACCCGATAGCAATCGCGTAAGCGCTTTGGCCGGTGCAACCCGCCAAAATACCAATTGCAATAGCCTCATTGCCTTGAGAGGTTTTACCTGCGCATGCACCAATTGCAACTGCGCCAACGCTTTGGCTACTTAAACCGGCGTTATACCCCAATGCAGTTCTTGACCCACATACGCCGGTTTTGCCATAAACAACACCTGCAGCGGTTGGGGTAGCTGCCGAAGCACCAACAGATATGTTGCCAGAACCAAGAATTGATGCGCAATTGATGGTCTTGATGTTTGTGCCAGAGACCAATGTAGGCTGCGCACCAAGCGTGTTGTATGAAATTGTCTGTGCAGAACTACCGTTAAAAGTAGTACCGGAAACTTGTCCGGTTCCGCTGTTATTAAATGTAACTGCGTTAGCCACGCTTACTGCTTGACCTGATGTGTTCCCTGTGCCGCCAGCAGATGTTGGAAGAGTACCTGACGTCAGTGTGGAAGAGCTGTTAGCGTATACAGCGCCGCCGCTTGTGTAGCTCGTAAGGCCTGTACCTCCATAATTGACAGCTATTGCAGCGCCCTGCCATATACCGCCTGAGATGGGTGTACTGTTAAGAACCAGTCCAGATGTACCCCAGTTTACGTCTTCAGGAATAAAGCCATGAACATCCCATGTACCGCCGGCTGTTCCGTTTGACAACAATAAAAATTCCACTGCACCGCCAGCGGGGATGATGCCAACAAATGAGTTCGCGTAATTGTTTACAGTTAAGAAGCCAGTCGCATTGTTGTTAAACACAAAAGCCACACCTGTTGTCAAGGTGGTCGCATCAGGTAGTTTATACGTACGGTCACCTGAGCCAGTCAACGTTTGAGAATATGTTGATGCCGCTGTCAGCTGTATTGCTCCGCCGCCCGCTGCTGTGGAAGTGTTTGCTTGGTTTAATCGGTTTACAGAAATGTTCTGGTTTGCATCACGGAGAACTACACTGTTTGCACCAGAAGATGTGGTTACACCCGTGCCACCATAAGCCACACCAACAGTCGAGCCCTGCCATGTACCAGATGCCACTGTGCCCAAAGGACTGGCGTTACCACTTGCGTCTAAATTGACTGACTTTTCTGCTGGGTATGTTACAAAAACACTAGCCGAACTGCCAGACAGCGTAATAGGAGAAGTGTTGCCATTTGAGTTTGACAACACCGTTGTACGCGCAAGAGAAGGGCCTGTAGTCGAGTACGTACCAATACCTACTTCCCATGCGTTTGTGTCTACGATGGTGTAGTAGCAAGTGTTCCCATCACCAATGACCGCAAACGACTGAAAGCCGGGAACAGCACCGCCCAGAGTTACTGGGCCCGTGCCGGATGTCGTCGTGGTCTCTTGGACCCGATCAGCAAGTACAAGAGCCATTTTAACGCCCCTTTATTAAGAAGTTGCAGTGGTGCTGTATGTGACGGTAACGGTGTCGCCAACAGTCGTAACCTTAGCTGTAGCAAATGCGCCTGCGCTGTACAAAGTACCAGAAGTGTTGCTCTGTGTAGATGAAGCGCCAGAGCCTGTCACCAAGAAACAGCCGCTTACAGTACCACCAGCACCGGTGATGGTGTATGTGATTGCAGATGCTGCTTTAGTTGTCACATTGGTGGGGGTTGTGCCAGTAGATGTGGCAGAGGAGAATGAAGCTGTACCGCGAACAGCAGAGCCGCCAACTGTGTAGTTAGTGAACTCAGTCCAACCAGAGTGCGAAGACATAGTGTCGGCAGCTGCGAATGTGGGGCTTGCACCGGAAATCAAACCAAGGTATGGACCTGTAGTGGTGTAGCTAGAGCCAGACAACAGCGTGTCCAGCATCAGCTGCTTGCCAACAGCATTCACCAAGTTAGGGAAACTGTCTTCCCACTTGAGGTTGCCTTGGGCATCGCGGCACTCGACGCGGTACACGCCTTCAATACCAACAGATTCAGAACCAACAACGTTGGCCTGCAAAGAAGCTTCTGCGTGGTCGCCGAAGTTAGAAAGTTCTTTAGTCATGATAAGTCCTTAAGAGATGCGCACGATGGCGCTGTTAGCATCGGGAGTTGGGAAAATGATCTGAAATGTATCGTCAGCAACAGTTTTATCCGCACCAAAATCCAAAACTGCCACTGATTTGTTGCCCTGCGTTGCATTGTAGATCAAAGCAGCACGAGCTGTAAACGTGGCATCCGTCCAAGTCGTGTTGCTAAAAGAGATGTAAGCCGTCGGGATGTTTAAACTGTTATTGCCTGACGTTGGCGATGTTGAGATCACCAGAGTGTTGCCGCCGGCGGTGTACCCGGTGCCAACCACCTCGCCGGAGGTCGTGTAAACAGTTGTGTCGTAGCCAATGTCTGCGGCCGCGGTGTACAAAGCAACCTTGAATGTGTTGGCCGATGTTGGGCCAAAGTTGTGAACCGCCTGAAGCAGCTCCACCTTGAAACTTGTGGTTGCCGTTTGAAGAATACTCATGATACCGCCACTCTAACTTGGCCATCACGATAAGCGTCAGCACGCTGTTTACCGTCAGCCAGATTTTTGTACAAAGCAATTGCTTGTGTATAGCGCTCTTGCGCTACTTGAATCATATCGCCTTCACCCTTCATGTAAACGAGGGCTTCGCAAATGGTTCCGTACAGCAACACAGAATCAAAATTATCGCCAAGCCATGTTGTGCCGGCGGTCACAATGGATTCTGGGTAATAGTAATAATGCAGCTCAACTCCGTATTCTGCATCAGGCGTTGGGCCAACAATAAAAGACAACTCGTTAGTAACCACACCAAGAGATGTAACTGTTGGTCCAAAGATTGCATAATGCTTTGGCTTGGCCTGCGTTGATGGGTTGGGATATGCTTCACGGATGAAGTTCACATCTTTGTTCAACAAATACAAGTAATCACCCGTGCCGGAAGCTGGGTAGATTGCCAAACTATATACGGACAAGAAATCATCGGGGCAACTAATGTACTTGTCACCCTGAGTCAACGAGCCTGTCACGTTCTTTCGCAAGTTTGCGGGTTGCGCAGTGTTGTAAATGCGCTGCTCCGCCTGACGGATAAATGTATCCATGTCAGTTGTTGGGAAAGAATTCTCGCAGTAATCGCTTACTGCAGTGACAAGCTGCGCGTAGTTCATGCCATTGGGCCTCGTGCCATCAAGCCTTTAGTAGCTGCGCCAGTACCACGGACTTTGATGCCGCTAGTCTTTGTGGGCTCGCCGCCAGCAGACTTGCTAATAGCGCCAACACTCACGTCGTAAGTGTCAAGCTTGCTACGGTTTGGCTCTTTGCCGGGGTTGGAAGAAGCTTTCACCTCTTTGCCAGCCATCGTGTGTGGCTTGGCATAGACTTTGGCGTCACCAACTTCTTTGCCCATTAATTTCTTACTAAATGTAGCCATTTCAGCCTCACTTTTGGTTGTTTGCGCGGGCCATGTTGCGACCAACTGCACGCATGGCTTGACCAGTCACGCCTTTAGTCTTCTTGCCGCCCATAATTTCTTTTGCAGTTGGGCCGCTATCACCGAGGTTTTTACCCTTGGTCTTACCTTTTTTAGCGATGCCGTCTGCTGATCGTGTGAATGCCATTTTAAGCTCCTATTTGTATGGTAACTGTACCAAGTTGCACGCCTAATGCCAAGTAGTTTGGCGTTAATAAATTATCAAAAGATCTTGATCCGCCAACCGGATTCCAACCCCATTGAATATCTCGAGATCCACCAGAAGTATATCCATTGACGTTGACACCAGAAGTGACATACGTTGTGTCTCTGCGCGGATTGCGCAAAGCTTGTGGATCATCTACGGGAAACGTTCCAAGCATCAATTGAGGCTGATCCGGATCCCAGCATTCATGGCAAACCAGCAGCTCGTACTTACGCTGCTTAATGATTTCAGTCTTAAGCTGCTTCAGTTTGTATTGCTGACCACAACGATCGCATTCAGCAATCGCTATCCGGCCGGATGCAAACCTATTGCTCATCAGTATCCTCCGCCGCTGCCAATAAACATTGGGCGAGGAACAAACCTAGCTGGCGCTTTCTCGCGATCTTCACCGGCCGCGATCTCAAATGTTTCGTCGTACATCTGCTTGAGCATTTGAATACGAGGCATTAAATCTGGCGTCTTAACGGCAATGTGGTAAGCCAAACCGGATACCAATGCAGGCAGAAAACGGAAGTTCATGTCGGCCGTTTCAGCGCCAGCTCCGGCGTCTTGCACGCGACGCAGTCTCCAGTACACAAATTGGTACGGAGTAGAGTTGTCTGGCGTTGGCCACACGGTTACTGCTGGCAATTGAGGCACGTACACTGCTGCGCCGCTTGTATGAGCAGCGGCCGTAGTGTTGTTTTGGCCGCGGAATACACCGCCGAGCACGTTACCAGTGACGTATGTGTAGTAAATATCTTCTGTATCAAGGCGGATAAAGCCAGATCCAGCTAGCCCAACCACCGAGTTAAGCGTGATCGTTGTGTCCGT